GAAAGTCTTTCCAGTACTAGACTCTCCAGCAATAGCAGTAATCTTATTCCCAGATACACCACCAAATACACTACCTGAAACCAGTGCATTAAAAATGTATGAACCCGTATCAACATAGGTTTCTGTCTCGTCTATATCAGCCGCGAGTTTGGTATAGTCATCACCAATCTCTTTTACAATATCTTTAAGAAAATCCATCAGGCTACCATCCCGTATTGTTCACGAAGTATTTTTTTATAAGGCAAGTTTTGTTCTCGCAGTTCCTTTACCAGTTTGAGTTTTTGATACAGTGCAGTATCACCAGCCATAGTGAGAGAGTTCACAATGGTCTGCAGCTCTTTGTCGTTAATAGGAAGATCCATCAAAAGAAGAATGATTCAAGGTTTACAGTTTTCTCTGCACTCCATCCAATAGAGTCCAGAATAGTTTTAAGTGGTTCAAGAAATGACTTCTCAAACTGTAAGTCATAGTCCACATATTTGTCAATACCCAATTCCATAGGGAACTCCTGAATGAAAGAGATGACATTCTCCTGCATCGGATTTGGTCTCTTCAAATAACAGAACTTGATTTTTTCTCCGTTCTTGATAGGAGAATATTTTTGTGTGAGATTATTCTTTTTTATGTAGTGATTGAAAAGAAGTGCTCCACGAGCGTGAATCGGAGTTCCTTTCTCATAAATGGCATTAACGCTACGATGTTTATCTACGTTACTGACAGTACGTGGAAATGCGATATCTTCTGGAGGTAGAGACTTAAACTCTTTGCGACATCCATCAATGAAACTGATCACATCGTCTTCGGTTCCATTCATCATCAACTTCAGAACATCCTTAATCATTTTGCGACAAGGTGCGGGTGTAGATGACTTAACAGCTTCGATACCCATAATCTTCAGTTTTGGTTCCGTATAACGAACACCTTCACTGTCCCATACGTTCAGAATGTATCTTTTCTTTGCAGTCCAGATACCACGATCGGCGATGTTCTCTCTTTTCATAAACATCTTCTGTTCATAGGCATTCACATACGACGCCAGTTCCTGATAACTTTTCTCAATGAATGGTTCAATCTGAACTTCGCAAGCCTTATTGAGAAAGTCAACGACCTTCCCTTTATCACGTATTCCCTTAGGAAATATATGATCAACAAGTGGGCCAAGATGTAGATAGATAGAATCGGTATCAGACGCAATAACATAGTCAATGTCATCTGTTTTGAGTATCTTATTTAGATACTGGTTTATTCGATTCTCAATCCAACGAATAGAAACTTGGCCAGAAAGTGTAATCGCTTCTGCGTTTGCGAGTTTGTAGTACCTGAAGTATTGATTACCAATGGCACCATAAGCAGAGTTGAGAGAGATCTTTTTCGCCATCTGAATGTTATTGCACCGTGCGATCTCTTTTTTAAGAGTAGTTGATGGTGTCTTTTCATTCTGTTTTTTGGCTTCGATCATCTTCTTCTTGAAGATGACACGTTCATCGTAATACTTCTGCATCAACTCAGGAAGAAATCCCTGTGCATTCTTACGATACATTGCACCATTGGCACAGACTGCGTAGTCCTTATACAATTCAAAGTTAAGATCTTCGTTTAAGATCCTTTCAACAGTCGTGCTGGGATGTCTTTCTTCCAGGAGGGTTTCTGGGGAGATGTTGTATTGCATAATAAGATGGGGATACAGGCTATTAAGGTCAAAGTTAACCACCCAATCATACTTCCCAGGAATCGGTTCCTTAACATACGCGCCGGCGTACTTTTCATCTTTTTTCTGACCCTCCTTTGGAGGAATCACGATGTTTTTCTTCTTTAAATAGTTATAAATGATGCAGTCCCAAAGTCGCACTTGGTAAAATATATCTTGATAATTCACCTTGGCATCATAAGCCATAGTCAGGGCGAGTTCAATCAACTTGAGTTTATCCTCAAGTCTGTCTACCAGTTCCACGTCAATGATGTTGTATTCTACAAACTTCTGCCACCCATTTGTGTAGAAATCTTTGAAGGTATCAAACTCACTATGGTCTAGTTTCTGTTGACCCAGTTCCTGTTGTGCGATGTAGTCCAGTCGAAATGACTCTTGGTTAGGTGTACCAGGAGACCATCGATACAGACGCATATAATCCAGAACAGATATGCCACCAATATCTACACAGAAGTTCTTACGACCCTGCACGAACATCTCCTGTTGAGTCACAAGACTCCAAGGAGAGAGACGTTTCATCAACTTCTCACCAACAACACGTTCAAGACGACCAGCAAGATAAGGAAAGTCAAAAAACTCACAGTTCCAACCAGTCACAACATCTGGAATATTATTTGACCACCATTCAATGAAGTCACTCAACATTGTATACTCGTCGTGAAACTGACGATAGTTGACATTCTTCTGAGTATTGTTGAATGGCCCAACACCCCAAGTAGTAATTTGTTTGGTGTTGAAGTCTTGAATGGTAATCAACAACAACTCTTCACTCACACTTTCAACATCAGGAAAACCATTCTCAGATTTAGTCTCGATGTCAATCGTATAGAGTCGAATCTTTTTGATATCAAACTCTAGGTGTTCTTGAGGATATTGATCTGAAATATACTGATAGATATATCTTTCGTTTCCATAGATGCGAAAATTATCTACGTCTTTATACTTCTCATAGAACTCACGACAATCCTTAACATATCCAGGTTGAATAGCTTCAACGTGTTCACCTTCAAGAGTACGATACTGAGTCTTCTTTTTAGAAGGCACGAAAAGAGTGGGTTTCCACTCTTCACGTTTCATTACCTGTCTACCATTTTCATATCCCCTAACGAGGAACTGATTTCCGATGAGTTGTACGTTGGTATAAAAGTTCACTTAATAAGTTCCTGGTACATTTTCAAATAGTTCTCGTTAGGATCAACGAGAGTCAAGATTTTATCTGAGTGAATCATCATCTCACTCTGATCAGTATAATCCCCCATCCAAGGAACAAGTTTACCTGAAACAATCTTGTAAGGTTTTGTGAGTTTGCAATTGGGATCTCCAAGTTCAGCATAAACTTCAGAGATTTGAGAAATCACATACTCATTCGTTGATAACAATAGAACCTTGATCATCATCTCGTTTTCCATTTACTTTCTCCTCATAGAGTTTCTTAAGATTTTCAATAGGTTCAACAATAGTCACAACCCAATCTGCAGAGCAAGGGATTTGTCTATCAGCAGCTAATGGAGCCCAGGGATAGAAAGTAACTCCGACTTTAGAATTGAAACTCTTTGTTGTTCCATTTTCTGTAGTTGAACCTTCTTCCTCACTCAGAACAACTGGTTCTTCTTTGGAATATAACTTTAGAATCAGTGGATCTGCAAAATAATATCCAATAACTTCTTCCGAAGATCCACGAATCTCTTTTACGTCTGCGATGATATCTTCACCAGACTTTAACATTATAAGTTTAATTGACATAGGGTAGTTTCTTCCTCCATACATTCTACCAATGAAAAAGGGAGGTGTCAATGGTTTTTGCCATTACCTCCCCGTCTGCGCCGACGATATTCTCTATTATTTAGAGATAATCCTTGCGTTGATGATGTTCAGGAACTACTTTCCCAAGTACGATCCGTAAAAGTCCGTCTTCGAATGCAACTTCTTTGACGATTGTGTCGTCGGATAAAGTCCACGCTCGTTTAAAACTTCTGCTAGCCACTCCCTTGTGGATAAAGGTCTTCTCTGAGTCGGTGTCCACTTTTTGCCCTTCGACAAAAAGCTTTCCATATTCTGTGAAAACATTGACTTCCTCCTTTTTGAATCCTGCCAATGCAATCTCTAAGTGAGACTCCACATTATTTACCTGAACAAGATTGTAAGGGGGATAGTTTGTTTGAGTTTCGTGAAGATTAAAGATGCGATCAAAATATTCATCCATTCCAATACTGTGTTTGTTAATCCTATCCAGAAGGGCAGGCAAATCCGCAGTAGTGTACCTTGTGAGGTTCGTCATTATTGTAGCTCCTTTGAAAGCGAGTTTGTTTTTTGTGGATCCCGAAGGCATCCAATACTAATTATAAGATCAATAAAAAAGGACGGTGGCGAAAACACCGTCCATATAGTAGCGTATATTCCGTATGTATAGAGTCGCGCACGAAAGAGCGACGTTCTATTTATTCGCCTTCTGGTTTTTTCCTCTTACCAATGTTGTATTTTGTTTCAAGTTCCCATTCATTCTTTTCTTTATAAGCAAGAACTTTGATCTGGTTGAGAGGGGCAATGTCCACAACCTTATCAGTATTCACAACACTGATCAATCCCCAGTCGAGGAGAAGTTGAATAATACGATTACGACGTTGTACATCGTTAACGGTGATGTTAGCTCTTTTACCATCAAGGGCAAACAGTTCCTTGAAGTGTACAATATAATACTTACCCTGTTTGTGCAGGATGTGGCAACTCTGGTAGAGTTTTTTCTCCTTTCTCGATGCAACTCCGATTCGGGTCAGTGTCTCACGAACTTTCAGAAAATCATCTGGTTCGTTTAACGTCACTTCAATCATTTGGTCAGGAGACCACCTGATTTCAGGTTCAACAATAGCGCTCATTTTTTACCTCCAGTTTCAAGTCGCTCTCTAATAAATGAAAGTTGTTCTTTAGTCAGAATCTTTAAGACTTGTTTGGCTTTCTCATTACTATAACCATAATATTGTTTAATAAGGTCAAGGTCTTTAATCTGATCTTTACGGAGCCAGGGAGAAAATCTCTTCTTTTTCCTCAGACTATTTAGTAAAAAGTCATACTGGAGTTTCTTTGGTAATGAATGATTCTTATTTAATTCATTCACAAACATAATACAATCGATATGACCAGAGAGACATCGATTGATAACGTAGGGTGCGTATTCTTTTTCGAGAGAAGGATCTTCATCCAGAAGATTCTCCTTAGTGGTGTTGATAGAGTTCAACCAGTCTTTGAGTTCCATTATCGTATGATGTCAATGTCCATATCTTTACTCCACACCTCAAGTTCCGTGCGGAGGTTACCTTCAGACTTCAAAGATTCGTATCGTTTTGAAGCTTTGTTCTTCCACCACTTGATCAGGTTCTCCATATAGAACTTGTCAAAATTGATAGGGTTCTCCACAAGAACTTCTTCATCACCACGAATGACTTCACGAGAGTTTGCAAACCCATAATCACCGAAGTAAGTTCTCTTCTTTTCAGTAAGATTCTTTGCAGAAGCAATCGCATCCTTGAACTGTACAAGTTTCTCGTTACTGTTCAGACTCTTTTGGATGATAGAGATCATTCTCTGTTGAGTCTTCAGTTTGCGACTAGATGCATCCTCTTTCACCAGGAGTTGATTGTCATTCCTGGCAACAAACCACTTGTTCAAATCCTTGAAGATATGATCGTGGAGAAGAGGAGTAAAGTCACTCTGAGTCAGCCCCTTGTATCGAAGATACGGTTTAAGACCGTCATACTGCGATGAAGATTTTGTTGATCCGTAAAGAGAAGTTGTTTCAAACAAACAGATGTCCGCATCATACTTCTTGTTCAACTGAAGACGGGCTTCGTGAGAACAACAAAGAAGTGCAAGGAGTTTACCTCCCAGATAATTAAATCCAAAAGGTTGAGTGGGAACAATAATGAATCCCATAATCGAGTGTCGATTGAAACGAGACAACTCAGGAGTTGTACCCAACCACTCGTTACGAGGTTTTGAATTAATCGTTGGAGAACCGAAACGAATAAACCCTACACACTTTTTAGTATTCGTTTCAACCACCACCCACTTCAAACTCTTACCAGGAATCGAATCCTCGATGGAGTGAGATGTGGTAATCTGTAATCTTTCATTAAAATATTCATTGGTAAAACTACCCTTCTCACCAGCAGAATAAACCTTAAAGTTCATATCCTCTGGATGCATATCAAATGCATCAAACATATCCTCCTCAGGCCCAAACCCAGGAAGATATGTCGGCATCTGCGACATACGATCAAGTTTTACATTGCGAAGATATTCATCGATACGACCCATATTGGAGAAGTAATCGATGAACTGATCTGCAGCGTAAATTGCATCATCAAGTTCTAACATCATACAAAATAATTCTCCAATGATCCATAGTTTAACATAATTTCAGAGGAATATGAATTAGGATCTTTACCCTTACCATCAACTTGCATATTCATCAGAGGTGATCTACCAAATCGTCTTTGGTATTGATAGATCTCATAGTGCTCACGACTAATTAACCAGGATTTGATACAGTAATCAGGATCTTCTTTTGGTGGGCAAATAAATCCGACCCACAAAGGAGTGTTAGTGAATGTTCCGTTCAGAACATTATCTCCATATCCATATTTCTCTACAAACAATTCATACTTTCGTTCAGAACAAACACCCGTGGTTAGGGGTTTGTGATGGGAAGTCATTCTCTTATGTAGGTGAGTTCTCAACTTACCTTTAAAACCATTTTGTTTATCGTAATAATGACCACCAGATTCCCCAATATAAACACAACCTTGAAAATCAGATGGGCAATCTGTGGGATTGGGTTTCATTTCATTCCATACAAATCCATAAACTGCACCTCGCATTCCAATAAGGTCAGCTAGTTTATGATATTCAGTAAATCGAATCCAGTAAGCAATGGGAATCATTTAAAGTTACACTCACACATAATCTCAGTAAGAGCAGCAAGGAGATTGATCTCCTGGTCGGCTACAAATGCCGACTGATACTGATACTTAGCAACGATGAGAACACAAGCAGCGATACTGGGACCATCCAGTACGGGGTAAAGAGCATCATAAACATTCCGCAGAAGTATAGAAGAATCATTGTCCAGATGATTGACACACCATTTACGTACTTCAGGAAAGTTCTTTTCCTTAAGGTTTTTAACGAGATCATTAGTCTTTACCTCCGTGAAAGCTGCAAGAATACCTGAGTCAATCTTTCCTCCAGTAGAGTATCTTTGAAGACTATTAAGAAGTTGTCTTGTATCTGGGAAATAATTTTTAATTAGTTCTGCTACAACTTTTTTATCATATTCGACTTTTTCCTCATCAAGAATATGAGACATTCTATTAAAAATAGAAACCATTAACTGGGATTTTTCATTCTTTGGAATGGGAGTGTATTTAAGAACAACACACCTTGATTGAATTGGTTCAATAATCTTGTTTAGATTATTACAAGTAAAAATAAAACAAACATTATTGTGAAGTTGTTCAATTACACCACGAAGACAGAGCATCACATCATTAGTTGTTCCATCAAACTCGTCAAAAAATACCACCTTTTTCTTATCATTAAACATAGAAACAGTTGTTCCAAAGTTAATGACTTGATTGCGAATAGTATCCAAATACCTACCCTCAGATGAACCATTCAGAAACAAAACATCTTGTTTGGTAATCTTACAGAGAGTTTTAATTGTTTGAGTTTTTCCACACCCCTGAGAACCTTGAAGGATAAGATTTTGATTTAGTTGCCCTTCATCTACTACATTAGTAAAAAAATCTTTTACACTTTTAGTAAGAATCAAATCTTCAACAGATTCTGGTGCCCATTTTTCAACCCAGAGAAATGGTTTGTTATCAGTTAGTTCCATAATTAATTAAATCCAAGATGGTCGTCTTTCGGGCATACGAATGTAATTATCGCACACCCAAGGTTTGGAAGCAATATACATTTTGTATGCATCAAAAGTAGAGATACCAGTATCATATTTGTACTCATCAGGCATCGCACGTGCGAATGGAGTTACCTTTGTAATTTTCCCTTTTGGAAACAAGTAATATGCATCAACAAGTGTCTTATAACAAGAGTGTACTTTGTTATAACGCAAAGTATACTCATCACACAAATTCATTCCCCACTTGATAAGCCAGTAGGCGTTATCCACGGTGTCTGCCGCCCACTTCGTACAGGGGTGGTTGCGAAATGCACCTTTCTCTGTCTTATAGGGCGTCCCGTCTGTTTTTGCCAGAGTTCCATAAGAATGATACCAAGGAGAAGCAATAATAGAAAGCATCTGACAGCACTCCAACGGCATCTTGACGATATGTTTGTCAGGAAGGCAGATAGCACTTTCGGCAGGAAAAGGGGAAGTTACGAATATATTAATGATAGGTTCCTCAACTCATCAGGTGTTCATTCTAAAGGTCTGATAAACTCATTAGAAACAATGTCAGTGGCGACCATCGCTTCATACATATATGTTACACCAGCGCGGGGGACTGTGTGGTCTCCGCAGGTGAAAACGTCACAAACTGCAATACCAATTTCTGGCCAAGTATGAATACTAATATGAGACTCGGCAAGAAGAGCAATGGCAGTTACACCTTGTGGATCAAACTTGTGAGAAGAAACATCCAACAATGTACTTTTACATAAGTGTGCGGAATGTACTAGTACATTGCGAATGTGAGCCTCATCATCAAGTAGATTCTTAGAACACCCCTTAAGGGTGAAAAGAATATGTTTCATCAACCGAAGGTAGAATCTGGTTCAAGAGCAATATAGTACTTCAGGTCAAAATCCTGATTAGAAAAACGAGACAGGAGTTTGGAAGACACAACCACATCATAAGAACCAGGAAGAATCTTGATGTTGTCAACCTTGAAGTTAAAAGAGAACTCAGATTCAGTCTCACCAACAACGATGGAGAAGTCGTTAGAAGTATCGTTCTTTTTATCACGAACTACCAGTTTGACAACACCAGCTTCACTAACGGCAGACAGATCAGGGAGTTGATATACTGCAGCAGCCTTGAGAAGTTTATCCAGTTGTTGAGTATTCAATTGGAAACAAACATCTTCACTGGGGAGAGCAATCTCCTTCTCGGGGGGAGTGACAATCACATTAGGATCTGCGAAGAAGTACTTCGATCGCATTTTACCTTCACGAATGACTGCATAACCATCGTTAGTGAAATCCAGTTCTGGATGTTGATGAAGACTCATACCATTCAGGAACTGGTTCAGATCATAGATACCAAAGTCCTTAGGAATCTCTTCTTCGATAGAAGCTTCAGCAAGAATGTTCTTCATCACCGAGATGGTACGGAGAGAACTACCTTCCTTGAAAAGGATAGACTGATTGATAGAGGAGAAGTTCTTGAGGAGAGTCAGAGTTTTTTCAGAAAGTTTCATAGGTTCCCGTAGTTTCATTGTGAAGACCAGCGAAGTGGTAGAGCAGAATACAATAGTGGATGGCTTTTAGAATGTCAAGTTTGGACTTACCACCCTTCTTACCAAACCGAGAAAGATATTTGATTGCGTTGGAACGAGTAAATGGTTCAGCATCACCAATACTCTCAATCAAATCCAGAGTTTGAGTCTTAGACTCTTGAGAGGTGTAGTGTTGATGATACGTACTTGTCAGATACTGTTCGATTTCTTTTAGAGTTTTGTCCTCATTGTATTTCCAAAACCCATTTGGATTTGTTTCACTCATAGTAATAGTAAAGGTTGTGTCGGACATTGGGAAGGCACAATAACCTTCCCCAATTATATCAGAAAGGGGCGAGGTGGTCAACTTCTTCGACAGGAAGTTTGAAATCCACATCCACTTTGTCATAGAGTTCCAAGAAGGCTTGTTTGGTTTCTTCATCAAAACGATTCACACAAACCTGAATGGCTTTGGCTTTATCACCAAAGATACTGTAGGCACGAACAATGTGAACCAGACGGCGGGTAGAGATAATCTCCTCGATACCACCGTCATAGAAAGTTTTACGGATGATATCGGCCCAATCACAGAGACGCTTATTGAACTCAGTGTCTTCAGAGATGTTATCAAGAATCTTTTGTTCGATCTTGGCAGTTGGATACTCCTGTTCAAAAGTCACAGGGAAACGTTCGAGGAATGCCTCATTCAGTACGTTGGTGCCGATAAAGCGTCCGTCATCACTGCCCTTACCTTTAGTGTTGGCAGTGGCAAACACATTAAAACCAGCAGCAGGATTCACGAATCGACCAATCTTCTTAAGGAATACACCCTTACCTTCGAGAATAGATTGCAGGCACAGGATTTTGTTGGAAGCAAGGTCAATCTCATCCAGCAGGAGAATCGCACCACGCTCAAGTGCTTCCACTACAGGACCGTTATGCCAAACGGTTTCGCCGTTCACAAGACGGAAACCACCAATCAGGTCATCCTCATCAGTCTCAATAGTGATGTTGACACGGATCAGTTCACGTTTCAGTTGAGCGCAAGCTTGTTCGACACTGAAAGTTTTACCATTACCCGAAAGACCCGTGATGAAAGTAGGATAGAAGAGACCTGATTGAATGATTTTCTTTACATCAGAAAAGTTCCCGAACGGGACAAAAGTATTGTCTTTGTTAGGTACAAGGTTTCGATCTTCCCGTTCAGGAACAACAGAAGGAGAATTGAAAGACCGTTCGATCTGTTCGACTTTCTCTTGAGTCACTTCAAGATTCCAACGACCACGACCAGTCTTATAGTTTTCCAGACGACGAGTGACAGTTTGATAGTTGGCACCATTCATCGCACACCAGGCACGAATGTCGGCACCAGTGATGGATTTACCATAGACACTCTGAAGAGAGGTGAGAATGTAGTCGGTGGAGATGGGCATAATCAGTTCGTTTCAACAGGCTTATTATACGAAAAAAGGGAGGTCTTGCGACCCCCCAGTGGACAGTTTTAGAACTGGTCTCAAACACCCTTGAGTTTTTGGAGTTTAATATATTCACCTTGCAGTTTTCTTGTCGCTCCGTCATTTGGGCCAGGATATCCTGGTGTTCCTACCTTATTGATGGCCTTACTAAGGTCACGTCTTCTTTGTTCCTGGTCCGGAGTGAGTTCCTCAATAACAGCATCTCTCTCTTCTTCGGTCATAGAGACCATCATCTCAATCGCAGCAGCTTCGGTAAGACCTTCATCCATCAGATGACCTTTGATGATATCAAAGAGGTCAGCGTGAGCCAGTTGTAAGGATGCACCTAGTTTCTTTGGAGGGGGAGTTTGTTTCTCACCAGGCAGATGTGGTCTACCACCAGGTGCTTTGGGTGTTCCTGGTCTACCTGGTTCGCCAGGAAGAGCAGGGCCATTAGCTTCCTGAAGATCTTCACACTGACCATACATGGACGCATAAGCCTCCATCAGAGAGTCAGGTCTAGCAACAGAACCATATTGAGTTCTATTCAAATCGGCCTGAGACTTCTCACCAGTGTACGACATACCACTGGAAATCATATCCTTAGAGATTCTATGATCCATCTTTTTGACAATTTTTTTAAGTATTTAGTCAAACAACCAACTCAATGAACTCACCCAGAACTCGTTTGTTCATTTTCTTACCACGAAGACTCTTTGCAAATGCATTTTTGATCTGAGACTTAGTGGCATCTTCAGCAACTTCAAACTCAATATCTTGAGCCAAAGTGTTTGCAGAAAGACCGAAATAAGTATGATAGCCAGATTTTTTGATGGAGAAAGTTTTTTCTTTCCTCCAAATACTCATAGTATTGTCATACTCAACACCATAATGGCCACAGTAACGACGGATAAAAGAACCAGCATCACGAGACTCAAGAACACGAATACCAATGAAGTTGATATCCTTGAACTTATCGCGGAGGTTACGAAGAAGAACATCAGTGAACTGATACCATTCGCAGTCAAATGAATAAGTCATACCAGTCTTACGATCACGCAAGAATGAATTGTAACCGATGTGACCAGTGCCTATAAAGGGTTCATCTTCCCATCGACGTTGAACTTCGCGGTGATACTTAGGAACTGGGGCTTCGCCATCCGTCAGAATCACACATTGAATCTTTTGCAGATTGTTCTCTTTCTGAAACTTAGGAAGAATCTGATGAAGAGAGATCAAGGCTTCATTGAGAGGAGTACCAGAAAGATTGAGACCAATTGGAACTCGATATTGCGCGAAAGTATTATAACGGAAACAGAAGGAAAGACGGAACAAGTTCTTCATCTGTTCTTCCATAACTTTGATATTTGTCTTGCTGGAAAGAAAGTTCAACATAGAGAACCACTCACCAACTTGAATCAACCCATCACGTTTCTGATAGGGCAATTCACGAGCACAGATGTTTCCATCTTTATCATACCCAATCACCGGATAGTCGGAAGTAAATGCATAAACCTCAAAGGGAATCGATACTTTTTTACAGAACCACACCAAGTTAAAAAGTTGTTTGAGAGTATCAGTCATCACATTACCCATTGATCCGGACCAGTCCAGAACAAACACAAGACCGTGATTCTTTCCATTGGCAAGAGTAGTAACCTTTTTGAAGAGATCTTCGTTGTATTTGTAAGTGTGAAGTTTGGAACAATCCAGAACACCAGTGCGAGCCGTGGTTGCACGAGAATAAGAGTCAGCAGCTTTCTTACACTCAAACTCTTTTACCAAATAATTGACTTCTTTCTGGGCAGAACGTTTGAACTCTACAAAGTTTTTATCAACTTCACCAAAGATATCTTCTTCAGAGTATGAAATCTCTTGAAGATAATCATCCCAATATTGTTTACACTTAGAATGGATTTCTTGATTAGAGATAACAAGTTTATCCAGATCAACCTTAGGAAGTTCAAGATAAACATTCTCTGAGCCATTTTGGTCAACAAGTTCCTTCAGAGATTCCTCCAAAGAATCCATAGTTTTTACTTCAGGTTCATCACCGATATCATCACCAGTGTTTTGGTTCTCACCCTGTTGACTTTCGGCATCATTCTCACCCTGTTCTTGATCTGAAAAGTCAGAACCACCAGATTGTTCAGAACTTCCAGACTGAGCTTCAGTTTCATCAACTGGAGCTTCAGGTTTTTCATCTTTTTGTTTGTTCTTGCAATACCTGTAAAGTTCTTCTGCAGCAATAAGAACGTCTGCGAAGGTCTCAGTATCACCGATCATACTGAGAATGTCTTGTTCTTTATTGTCAAAGGGAATATTAATGAAGTTACCAATCTTGTAATACAGATTTACCTTATCAGCAAGAGTGAAAGTAGTAATGTCGTCATCAGCAATCCTAAAGAAATCGCGTTGGTTCAGTTCCTGATAACCATTATAGAAACTCTTTGCAAGACCAGGATACCGACGTTTCATCAGTTTCTCAATCCGAACATCTTCAACAATGTTCACAAACTGTGGGGGAATCTTATGAGTCTTAAACCAGTCTTCATCTGGGGTATAAAGAGCGTGGCCAACTTCGTGACCCACCAGAAGATCATAGACCACGTTAGAGGCTTTCTCCCACATCGGGAGAGTCAGTACACGAGTATGAACATTGAAACAGGCAGTCTCAACCTTCTTGTGTTCCACCACCAAGTCTTCAGTGGCAAGAAGTTTTGCAAGTTGAGACTTGATTTCGTGACTGACGGGCATTGGTCTGTTGCGTATGAACGTATTATACAAAAGAACCTCGCTTGTTAGGCGAGGTTACGTGACACTTCTTGAAGTGGGCCAATCGAGCCTTGGCCTGTCTCAAGGCCTGAGGTTTCAATCGACGTTTCTGATCTTTCTTAGAATGTTTCTGCCAGTTGGGAACTTGCATTGTTCTTGAATGTCTTACGACATCATACGGGAAAAACCTTTGACTTTTTCGAATCGGAGGACACTTTCAAATTTGTCCTGAAGCCCATCCTTGTGGGAGATGACAAAGATGTTTGCGCCCTTGATGACATATCGAATGATCTTCAGAAACTCATCAGTTCCAAATCCATCAAGAGAACTATCAAACACTTCATCCATAATCAAAAGATTTGTGTTCGCAGAGTTTTTAAACCTGGCAACTTCCCTCCAAGTGAAGAGAAGAGCCAGGTCGATTCTCATTTTTTCACCTTCACTGAACGATGCATAAGAAAAGTCTTCATGAATCGGAGACTGCACCGTTTCGTTAAATTCCTCGTCAAGTTTGAAGTTGATGTAAAAATCCATCATCTGCAGATACTTATTGACCTGTTGGTTAATAAGTGGAAGATACTTTTTGATGATCTTGGTTTTTACACCACCATCTTTGAGAAGGGAGTAAGCGAAGTCGTGATACTGGATGCTCTGTTTTTTATCTCCTAATACTTCATAGGTGTCTCTTAAATTTTCATTGAACAGAGTTAATTTCTCATGCTCAGAATTTCTGTTTTCAAGTTGGGTGGCAACAATTTGAATTTCTGATTCAAGGTCACGGATCTGTCGCTGAAATCCAGAGACCTTAATATTGTTTTGAGAAATTTCATTCGTTAACTTGGTGACCTCTTTAGAGAGTGAAAGAAATTGACGCTCTCTTTCCTCTTCTTTTTGAATTGCATCCTCGAGCTCTTCGAACCCTGATTGTAACTCCCTTGTTTTATTTTGAGCGTCTGTAATTCTATTTAAGCGAAACTCTTCTTCAATAGTCTGAGTGCAAGTAGGGCAAACCGTATTCTCTGTAAAAAACTTATGTTCCTTAGTAATAGTTGATACTTTGTTGGAAATCTTACCACGAAGAGTTCCAAGTTTCTTGAGTTTTGCAGTGGCACCAGAAAAACCTTCAATGGATATACCAAGTTTTTCAATCTTGGCACTTATACTTACGTTATCCTCGGAAGATCGTTCCTGAAGAGCCATCAGTTTATCAATCTTATCTTTCTTTTCATTAATCGCATCTTTACCTCTCTTTTCAAGTTCCTCAATAAAGTTCTGTTGCATCTCAACCTTTTCTTTGAGAGAACTTTTCTTGAGTTCCAGAGTACGAACATCATCACGAATCACACGAATCTTATCTTTGATGATGTTGTTCATTGCAGAGAAAATCTTAATATCCAAGAGATCTTCAATCACCTCTCTACGACTGGCAGCTGGCAGTTGCATAAAGGGAACAAAAGTAGAAGAACCCAGAATTACAATCTGCGTGAAAGACTTATAGTTCATCTTAAGAACATTTTGTTCTAACCACTTTTGTTGTGTTCCTGCATCAGAAGCTTGGTCAAGCATTTGACCGTTGCGATGAATCTCAAAGATGTTAGGTTTCATTCCGCGACGAACCAACCATTGAGTAGAATCAACAGAGAACTCAATCTCCACAAGACAATCCTTTTCATTAGTGGAGTTGAGAAGTTGTGGTTTGTTAATTTTTCGAAATGGTTTATTGAATAAAACAAAAGTCAACGCATCAAGAATTGTTGACTTACCAGCGCCATTAGTTCCGATAATCAGAGTGGTGGTTGTCTTGTCCAGTTCAACTTCAGTCCATTGATTTCCAGTGGAAAGAAAGTTACGCCATTTTATTTTCTGAAAGCAAATCATTATTTTTAGGAGGAACTATGATGTCGTCAGGAGTAATCACATTATACTCGTAATTGTATAATTCGCAAGCTTTTATGGCAGTCTCTTCATCAACCTCTACAACCCTCATTTCTGGATAGTCTTCCTCTTCCAGTTGCATTGCATATCGAACTGCATCATCTTCTTCTTCAAACATCAGAAGAATCTTTTCACCATCACTGTCTTCCAGTGCATATGCACCATCTTCTTCAAATCCCTTGACAGTGAGAATGAACATTACTCAACCTCGCACGCTTCCTTGTAAACCTCTTGGAGAATGTTTGTGATAATGGACTTATCAAGATCCACCTCAGCTTCCTGAATATATCTATTCAAGATAGAGATTGTATCTTCAGATTCTTCAGCCTCAAACTCTTCATTCTCAACAAGTACAAAGTTTTCAACAACTTTAAGTTCAGCAACATTTGAAGAATAGAGTTTATCTATGAACTTCTCAAACTGTTTTACATCAGACTTTTTACGAACAATGACCTTGACGATCTTCTGTTCGTACTTGGTGGTATCTATCATCTGATACGGGGTATCTTCATAATAGATGTTATGGAACATCTGAAATGGATTATTGATTGGTGTAACTTCTAGGGTTTCAGTATCGAAAATGTGAAACCCACGAGTATCGTTTACATCATTCCAGTAGATCTCATAAGGATTTCCTAAGTAGAAGATTTTTCCGTCATTCGATCGAGTGTGATAGTGCCCCGAGAAGACAAGTTCGAACTTCTCAAATAGTTCGCATCCCATACCATCTTCCATGACGTGCCCTCGATGAGCTCTAAATCCGTTGAGCTCAAGGTGCCCCATCGCACACTTGCAAGATGTCTTTTCAATAAGTTTGACAGTATCTTCTTCATTTTCTTGATTAATCCATGGTATAAACAGAACTTTAAAATTTCCGAGTTTTACTTCAGTTGGTTTCGAGTAGACGTGTACATTTTCATACTCACGCAGAAGCAAATCAACTGCGTTTACATTATTGGTGTTCTTATAATAACAATCGTGATTACCAGTAATTAAATGAACATCAATGC